AGAAGATGATACTCCTCCTGAAGATCGTAACCGTGACCCACTACCAGACGAGATTGTTGACGAGCTTGAAAAAGATACTTTAGAAGATTATTCTGAAAGAGTTAAAAATAGAATGGCTCAGCTTAAAAAAGTTTGGCACGATGAAAGAAGAGCTAAAGAAGCCGCTGCTAGAGAAAAAGATGAAGCTGTAAAATATGCTCAACGAATTATAGAAGAGAACAACAAGCTTAAGACTACTTTATCAACAGGAGAAGAAGATTATATAAAAACTCTTAGAGAAAAGTATGAAATTGATTTTGCTGTAGCTAAAAGAGATTATAAAGAAGCATATGATTCAGGAGATTCTGAAAAGATTGTTGAAGCTCAAAGTAAATTAAATGAAGCTCAATTTAAATTATCAAATGCTCAGGGATTAAAACCTCAATATAAAGTAGATGAAAATACTTTACAAAATACACAAAATAGCGGACAATTAGAAACACAAAATACTAATCCTAGACCAGATCCTAAAGCTTTAGCTTGGCAGGATAAAAATAAATGGTTTGGGCAAGATACAGAAATGACTAGTTTGGCTTTAGGCTTACATGAAAAATTAGTAAGCTCTGGTGTAGATCCAGCTAGTGATGAATACTACCGTCGTATAGATAGTACGATGCAGAAACGTTTCCCAGAATATTTTGGGGAATCTGATGATTCGTTGGAAGAGGAAAAACCTGCCCAACGCAAACCTTCTAATGTAGTTGCTCCGGCCACGCGAAGTACCGCGCCTAAAAAAGTACGGCTGACTAAAACTCAGCTAGCGTTAGCTAAGAAATTCAAGTTAACACCGGAACAGTATGCAAGAGAACTTTTAAAAACGGAGAACGCAAATGGATAAACGTCAAGATAGAGACTTAGAAGTAAGAGAAACAACCGACCAAAGAAGTAAACAGTGGGCACCCCCATCATTACTTCCTGAGTTTAAAAAGAAACCTGGTTGGGCGTACAGATGGATTAGAATTACTTTAGCTAACGAGGCGGATAACCGAAATGCTTCTTCTAAAATGCGTGAAGGCTGGGAACCTGTGAAACATTCAGAGCACCCAGAAATAAATTTACCGGTAAGCTCCAATGGCAACTTTAAAGATGCTGTAGAAGTTGGTGGCTTACTACTTTGTAAAATGCCACAAGAAATGGTAGATCAGAGAAACGAGTATTACAGGAAAAAAGCAGAAGGTCAGGCAGAAGCAGTTGATAATAGCTTCTTAAAAGAAAATGACCCACGTATGCCTCTATTCTCCGATAAAAAATCTACTAAGTCTTTTGGTAAAGGTTAAAATCTTTAAGGAGATGATATTATGGCAACAACAGCCGCACCATACGGTTTAAAAGCCGTTAATTTGATTGGTGGTCAGCCTTATGCTGGTTCTACACGTCAAATTAAAATCGCGTCTGGATATAATGTAAACATCTTCAACGGAAGCGTCGTATCAATCGTCGCGGCAGGTACACTCGAATTAGTAACAACAATTGGGTCAGCTGCTTCTAAATTCCCTGCAGGTACTGTAGGTGTTTTCGTTGGATGTTCTTACACAGATCCAAACACTAAGCAAAAATTATTCAAACAATACTGGCCAGCTGGCACAGTAGCTTCTGACGCAGTTGCATACGTAATTGACGATCCAGATGTTGTATTCCAAGTTCAAGCTGACGATACAGTTCCTCAAACAGCTCTTGGTGCTAACGCTCCATTAGCGAACGTACAGTCAACTTCTACAGGTAATACAGCTACAGGTAACTCAAACGTAGCATTAGACGCAACTGTTGTACAAACAGAAGCAGCTTTCAGAATCGTGGATTTTGTTGATTCTACAACATCAAGCGTAGGCGATGCTTACACTGACGTGTTAGTTAAATTCAACGGTGTAAACCACGGTTACAATAACGGTACTGGTATTTAAGGAGAATAAACCATGGCAATTTCAAGAGCTCAGTTATTAAAAGAACTGCTCCCAGGTCTTAATGCTTTATTCGGTATGGAATACCAGCGTTATGGCGAAGAGCACAAAGAAATCTACGAAACAGAATCATCAGAAAGAAGTTTCGAAGAAGAAACAAAACTATCAGGCTTCGCAGCTGCCCCTAACAAGGCTGAAGGTGCTGCAATTGCGTATGACAACGCACAAGAAGCTTGGACAGCAAGATATAACCACGAAACAATCGCTTTAGGCTTCAGCTTAACTGAAGAAGCAGTAGAAGATAATTTATATGACACATTATCTGCTCGTTACACTAAAGCATTAGCTCGTGCTATGTCTTACACAAAACAAGTTAAAGCTGCTAACGTTTTAAACAACGGCTTTGACGGTACTAACTACCCAGGTGGTGACAACAAAGCATTATTTGCTACAGA